GATTTTTTAAGTTTTCCATTTAATTTTTTTACTTTTTCATTTGTAATTGATTCTATGGTTTTACTAATTGATAACGGTGCTTCAGGTAAAAGTACCTTAGATATTGCTATCAATTTTTTATACGTACTATGTGTTAAAGATACGTTTCTGTATTTAGTTATGTCAGTCATTTTCTTTCCTTTGTTATATTATCTATATAGAAAAACTCCTACATAGTCAAGTATTAATTATTCTTCTTTATTAACTTCATTGGTTTTCTGACCAGCTGCTAGTATTTTTTTTAAGCCTAGGGCTTGCATTTCTAATTTTGCATAGTTTTTCCATGCAGTTTTAATTAAATTAAGCTCCAATAGTAGATTGCTCCACTGCTTTTGATTTATGTTTTTGCTTGTTATTGTTACTTTTTTCATATTATCTATTCTGTTAATTGTTCCTTCTCATCGAAGGGGCAATCTTTAATTACACAAGGCATTGTGAACTCCATTGGTTTAAGATCTTCTCCCACTAAATTTATTTCACATTTTGGACAGGACCCCCTAGCCATTAAATCTCCAGAAATTCCTCCTACCCTTTCAACAAGAGGCCAATTCTTTTTATTAATTTGTTCAGCTGCAAATTTTAAACCTTCTACGACTTCTTTAGGTTCGTATTCCGATTTAGCTGCAGTTAAAATTAATCTCCCGTATGCAATATAAGGTCTAGCTTCTTTCTTTAGTGTTTTTATTTCTTTTTTTAACTTATCGTGTATTTCTTTATTTTCTTTCTTTAACTTTTCTTCTGGTGTTTCTATTTTAGTTTCTTTCATATCCTTTATATATAGGATACTAAATGATGTTTGTCAACCCCTACCTTGACCTTTATATTTTTTATTTTTTTGCCTTTTTTCTGCCTTATTTAATGATTTTTTGTGTGTTCTAGGCCGTTTTTTGTGTTGATCTCGTGGTGCGTGGTCCGCGTTCTTTGATTTTTTCATCGGTGTTTGGCACCTTTCATAATAGTACCATCGGGCATTTTATGAGTTTTCTTTTTAGAATCTTTTGCAAATTTTTTTGCTACTTTAGGTTTATTTTTAAATAAATATTTTCTTTGTTTATCAGATTTAAATGGCATTATTTCCAGTCTTTAACATAAGGCTTGGCACCATCTACTCTTGAAGACATGATAGGCAGATAACTTATTTTACCATTAACATGTTGTTCTAAATCTGCACCGCATTCCATGCATCTATAAAATTGAGAAGATACTCCAACTAATGTTGTGACTTCACTACAAGTAGGACATTCTCCTCGTACAACTTCTGCTTGGATTTTAAAATGTTTCTTTTTCATTATTTTTTATTTAGTAGAATTTATAAAACCATATATTCTACTAATAGCTTTGTCAATGCCATTTAACTCACCTTTTATGTGCTGTTGATCACCCTTAATTTCAATTAAAGTTATTAATGCCCATACTAAAATTCCAAATAAAGCAGTAGTTAAAAATCCTATAATTTTCTTAATATTCATTTTCATTTTAAACTCTGTCTACTTCTTTACATACAAATTTAGTTGCTATTTTATTATTATTAATAAAGCTATCTTCTTGTGCAATTATTAATTCTCTAGATACTTCAAATGCAGCAATAGTACATTCTTTCCATGAATTAAATTCATGCTTTATTTCTACTGGATCTAAGCATTGATCATTTATAAAGGAACATAAAAATATTATTAATATAAACTTCATGGTGTATTATACTCTGCCGGTCCACCTAATAAAGCCAGGGCCACCATCAACACAATTAATAATGCTGTAAATCTGTAATCCATCCTGGCGCTCTCCTTTATTGACATGACAAACATTCCTCCCCAGAATTTTTAGGGTCATCACACTCACAAGTATCACAAGTACATATACCGTACACATCTGTGTGGAGAACATCCAGGCAATGGCACTCATGACCGCATTTTTTACATTCATTTTTAATCTTTTTTTCCATTTGTTTTTTCCTCTATTTTATAAAAATAGTTATCAGTATTTTCTGTTCTCCATTTTCCAGAATCTTCAACATCCCATGTTGAAGTTTGTACTTTCCAGTCAGGAATATTATCCTTAACTGTAAATGAAGGCAGATCCCATATACATCTGTTGTTTGGCTGAGCCGCATAGTTGCCGTCGTCTAACGCAATTATGTGAGCGCATTTATGTTCATGCGGAATTTCTGAATGATCAGAGTTAAGTACATTAGCATCTGGGTGAGCCCAGTCAATGGTAAATAAATATTTTCCGTGGTGCCACTTCTTGTCTTTACCTATATATTTTCCGGATGAAGCGCTTAAAATATCCCAATTAGTAATAGCAGGGTAATAAGAAAAACTATTCCACAATTCCAGTTCATCAAGTCTTTTAATGGGAACAGTTTGTGGTTGAAAACCACGTTGAATAAAAGCCGATAAGGGTAGGCGATAAAAGATCGCACCGTTTTCCATGATGGCATGCCATAATATAGCACGTCCTGTAAGTGATGTAATACCGAAGATAATACAGTCTTCAACTTCTCCATGATGTTTTTTAAGATCATATAAATACTCCTTTTTTATTTGTGCGTATTGTACAGGGATATTAGCATTTAGGTAAGACATATTTTATTTTTTTTAAAAGATTATACCATAAATCTTTGTAAATAGGATTTTTAGTCTTATTCCACATTATTGCAGCTTTATCAATTTGTTTTAATAGGCTCATTTTATTGACCCCCAATTTTTACCATATTTGTAATTTACTTTGTTAGGCACTTTAAGAAGAATAGCATTCTCCATAGTTTCTTTTACTATTTTAGCAGTTTCTTCGCTATCAATAGACAAACACAACTCGTCGTGTATTTGTATCTGTGGTAAAATTCCCTGCTCGTATAAGTCTACCATAGCTTTCTTAGTCATATCTGCCGCACTACCTTGAATTAACCTATTCAAAGCTTTGTAAGTAAATGCAGGTTTATAATGTTTAGTAAAGTCGCCCATATAATTATCAGCTATGTGATCTTTATACTTATCTAATAATTCAGCTTTAAAAGCTCTCTTTGCGTCATCTTCTGATAATATTGGAACTGGCTCATATCTATTAATTGTATTATTCCATGATCTGTCTTTAGTTTCCCACTTATTAAATCTACAAAATCTATCTCCCAATGTAAATAATAGTTTATTATCTTCTGCAAACTCAATCAAATCCTGAGATAACTTCTTAACAAACGGAGCTTTCTCATGATAAGTATTAAACAAAACACTAGCTTGAGCTTTAGTTAAATTTAATTCGCTGGCTAATTTTATTTTACCCATACCATAGAAAAGTCCTAGGTTAATTGTCTTGGCCATGGTCCGTGATATGTGAGCCATGTCTGCAACAACTTGGTGAAAGTCTACATCGGATATTTTATAAGACTCTTCAATCTGTTCTAAACTCTCTCTTAAATTATTAGGCATCTCAATATCAGGATTCTTATAAGGATATAAAGTTAAAGCATAGTGGACCACAATCCGTGGTTCTTGTTGACTGTAATCGAATGATCCCCACACACAGCCCTCATCAGGTATAAAAAGTTCTCTCATCTTTTTACCGATGATTCCTTTAGATGGAATTTGTTGTAAGTTAGGATTAGACATTGAGAACCTTCCAGTAACCGTTCCCCCTTGATCTGATCTAATTTGATTAATATCTGCATGTATTCTTCCTTCATGGACAAAATCTAATAAGCCTTCAACAAAAGTATTTTTAGCTTTGTCACATTCTCTAGCTTTTACAATCATTCTTAAGAAACGATTTTCATGAGTCTTTAAATAATCTTTTGGAAGTTTAGGAGTAGTAGATGGAACTAATTCTATTTTAGCTTCCCCTTTTTCATCAAGAAGAATTTTACCATCTTTATCTTTTAATTTTTTCTTCCTATCTTTTGTTTTTTCGTAATCGGTAATTTTCTCATGCTCTAACAAAGCTTTAATAGAAGAAGCAGCCCATATTTCTACATCAACATTAGTATGTTTCTTAATAATTTTTAATAAATTATCCCTACGTTTTTCTAGAAGTTTTCCAAGTGTCTTAGCTTTTTCGACATCTATCCTAACGCCTTTAAACTTCATGTCAACCAAACAAGGAAATAATTTAGTTTCTAATTCAAATATCTTTCTACATGTTTTATATTCTTTACTTCCATCTGGATTAGTTTTTGTATATAATACTTCATCTAATTTTTTTTCAAATAGGCTCCACAGTTTTAATGTTAAATTAACATCTTGTTCTGCATAATCTTTTACTAAATGATGAGGCAGTTTGTGCATATTAGACATTGGATCTTTTATCATTCCATTAGACCACTCTAAAACTTTTTCAGCTAAATCATATTTGTATTTAGTTTCATTTAAATAATCTTTACTGATAGAATCTAAAGAATATTTCATTCTAGTTTCATCAATAACTGATGCTGCAATCATGGTATCTAATAGCTCTCCTTTAAGCATATCTCCAGTTGCTGATCTAATCCAACATACATCGTACATAGCATTATGAAATACCTTACGTATATTTTTGTTTTGAAATATCTTTTCATTTAAATAAGCCCAAGTTTCTTTGGTATTTAAATTCTCAGTCATGTGGTGAGCGATAGGGAAATAAAAAGTCTGGTTCTTAGTAGCGATTGCAATACCGGTAACAAAACCATCTTTTCTTACAGCGCCTAATCCTTTTGTTTTTAAATTAGGATCGTAAGTCTCTAAGTCAATTGCAACAATATCAATACCTTCTAAATTTAACTCATTGAGTTGTGGAACGTCACACATTATTTATAATCCCTTTCTATTATCATTTCTAAGTAGTGAATAGCTTTCTCTATGTCTTGTAATCCACCCTTTGACTGATGTCTACAAATATATTTAATTGCATTTCCTTCTGCAAAAAGTAATTTGTTTTTATTAATAAAATCTGCTGGTTGAATCGCCATATCTTTATAATGTGATCCTCCTACTTGTTTTTTATAAGCACTCATTTTTCTTTCCTATTGTGAAGTATTTTTTTCCGGACATTTTTGCTAATCTCCAATAGTCAAAAATTCCTCTGCTGTATGCAGTGTATTGTAATCTTCTTGAAGTGAAGTAAGGATCTTTATTAACGATAGTTTCGTCAACAATAACATTATCATATGTTAAACCTTTAACAGTATGAATGTTTGCATATTCAACTCTAACTTTTTTATCAAAATCAAAACCTTTATATAAAACCTTTTTTATATATTCCATTCGTTCTTTATGTTTGTTAACCGGTGCTCTTATTAGATCAAAATCCTTATGTCCCTTACAAGTAGATTTCAGTAATTTATTATCTATTAAATAATCCACAGTGTAATCTTTTTTAATCCATTTTTTAATAGTTTCTGTTGCTTTAGATTTATCTCCAATAATCAAATCCTTACTTAAATATTCACAAAAATGTTTTATCTGAGTAAGATCCATTGGAATACCTTTAATAAACTCTGGCCATAATTTGTGAGCTCTTAATTCTTTTTTAATTACAAATGCAGGCTTACTTACTGGAGCAAATTCTATACCTTGTGCCATAAGGAAATCTGTACAACGTACATCGCTTGGAGTTCCTCTATAAGTAAATAGAAATGTTTCCTCAGTATTTTTAATTTTATCTAAAAGCTTATTTAAATTTCCCGATGGTTTTAAATCTGGTAAATAATAACCTGTTCCTTTAATGACTTCCCCTATATGGCCCTTTTTATGCTTTTCTTGATATTTTGCTGGAGTCCACACTCTATGAGACTTATACTCCTCCCAAACATCGTGTATGATCGATTTACAATATGTATTAATAGCTTCACCACATCTACTGCCTTCTTTTAATTCATAATAAGGATTTGCAGCTAAGTTGTGAAAATATTTTGCATCTGATCCTGAATACTCAAATAAGGTTTGATCTGCATCTCCAACTAAATAGTAATGGCCTTCTTTTACGTTTCTTGCCATTTTATCAATAGCTTTTCTTTGAGGTACATTACAATCCTGACATTCGTCTATAATTAACATATCTATATCTGGATCTTTTACATCGTCTTCCAGTTGTTTAGTTTTTTCATTATACGTTTGACGTGTAAAATTATTTATCATATCAGAGAAATCACAAAGATTGTGACCCTTTTTATATTTTTCATAAAGTGGAAGTAACTCTTTAATTAATGTTAAACCATATGGATCAAAAGATTTTTGATTGCATTTAATCCAATACTTATCTAAAGTTTCTCCATGTCCGTCAGCGTCTGATAAGTATTTATAAAATCTATGTTTACGTTGTATGTCGTCTTCCCTGTGGAGATTAAAACGACTATCTTTGTTTATTAATTCTTTATGATTGTGTAAATTAAACATTTCTTTTTTTAATAATCTACTTTTGCAATAAGTATGGATGGTACATACTCTATGCTTCATTGCTTTTTTAGTAATCCCTCGTAATTGTGGAAATATATAATGTCCTTCTTCATTTTTTAAATTTTTTAAATCAAAAATAGCATCTCTAATTTCATTAGCTGCTATGTTAGTATGAGATAAAATTATAATTTTTTCAGGAGTATATTTTTCTAAAGCTTTCATATACATATCTACAATAAATTTATGAGTTTTACCTGTACCTGGAGGACCTGCAATAAATCTAGGCTTGTTCAAAATTTATTTCCTCCGTTTCTTCACTTTTCCCTGCTAGCAGAATATCTTCATTTTGAATTTCAGGATCCTTTATTACCCAAGAAACTAAAGATTTTGTTAGGTAGGTCCCTGTTTTTCTTTTAGCATTTAATACGTCTTGTACTAAAAGTACAAGATCTACTCGTTTTTTGTAACTCACTCTTTGTTCTTCTAAATAATCCTCAAACCCATTTAAACTAAATTCTAATTCATTAGCCCGTTGATTTAAATAAGGGTTTCCATAATTAAATAATTCTGATTTACTTGTATATGCTTTTTTCAGTTTAATATAATTAGTAAAATGTTTCTTAATCTTATTAGACTCTGCAGCTTCTGCCACGTAGTCTTTTGATTTAGTTCTTGATTCAAATTTCATTCTCATAATCTCCTCAAACTGTGCCGCTTTCATTTTTGGAATCCAAACTTGAGCTTGAGTTACAACAGCATCATAAAACTTTAATTGGTTCATAAGTGTTGGTCCGTCAATTGTGATTGTTTTCGTAAAAGACTTCCCTTCTAATTTTCCTGTTACTTCTATTTTATATCTGTCCTCACCATACTCGACAATTTCACCCATAGAGTCATCAGCTATTTGTTTAACTTGTACTAATGATTTATCTTGGACACCTATCCAACTAAATACTGTTGCAATACTTTCAGTCCTGCATTCAATTATTTCTGCAAGTTTAGGCATGCCAAATGGTTTTTTAGATTTTCTTGTTGTTGAACCTTTATTTTTTCTATTTTCAGATTCATCGTCATTAGATTCTACTGCAATGTCATAAATAAAAT